TGCCCTTATAAGCTCCAATACCGATCATCTTCAACCCACCACGTGCCCATGTCCCCACACCGGGAAGGAAACGGTTTAATGCTCCTTCACCCAGCCCGAGTGCGGCCTGTCCGAAAGCGGAGCGGCTGGCTTCTCCCAGCCATCCCCCACCCTTCGACCCACCGCCCTTACGGACTGTTTTCTTGGCTTTAGACGGCCCTCCTTTCTTCATCACTTGACGCTTCAGCGAACGTTTCGGCGGCATATCCAAGTTACTCAGATTTTCTGCCACCGAACTTCCTGCACATAGCGTCCCCAATTTTCTTCCCAGTCTCTCTTCAGCCTACTGGTGAGTACTCTGTGGGTTAGTCGATGTATCGGCCCAACGAAACTCGACTCAAGTGACAATTGTTCTTCCGGGGAGATATTATACACTTCCTGAACAAAAACACGGGTACGCTGACTAATTACAGCCTTAGCCCGGAAGTTCACTGTACTATTCTCCAATTCATATCTGATCCACCCTCTATTTTCATCATAGATGCGGTTCAGACGATAACCGGATTTGAGGCACTCGCCAATTACCCAGTCCGCAAACGGAGCAAGGACCGGGCAGCCAGGAAATTCGGCTTTAAGGCTCAAAGCTTTAGTCCACAACAGACCCCACAAGGTCCTTGGGCACGTAGTCTTAGACGCCGTCCAGCCAAACTTAACCAGGCGCTCAACAACATCCGTAACTTGAACGCCGGACTCGTCAAATTTCATTTTGCAGAAGCCAGCCAAATTGACACTTGGAAACAGCTCACACTTGGCAGTAAATCCCAACTTGGCGAAATCATCAACTGTAGGTACGGGGCCTGTCATCGCAAACAGCCCATCGTCACCCTCGACAACGCCAACCGGATCATATCCATACTTCTTACAAACAAATCTGACCAACAACAGGTTAATCACAGTGTTACACAGACTCGTAAACATGTCTCCAGAACACCTCGTCGCTTTAACCTTGAGTTTCCACTGTCGGTACTTAATCACTTTCGGGTTCATCGCACAATCATAGAGGTAATTGCACACATCGGGTCGTAAATCTCCAACAAGATGTCGAAAGAAATAACACTCGACCCCGATGGCCAAATCTCTGGTGACACTGGCCTCAAAACTCGAAAAATCAAGCCCGAGAAGCTGGCAACCTGGGGGAAGCCGCTTCAGTAGCTCACGAGCTCGACAATCAGTTGGTATGCCCTTCAGCACGTAAGCTCGCCAGAAATGATAGGCAGCACGCTCACACGACTTAACAGTCGCACCAGTGAATATCTTCTCATGTAAAGAACATCCCGCAATCCCACGGGCATGTTTAAACCGATCATATCTCTCTTTCTTTAAAAATCCCAACTTTGCATGGGGATGATCGGGAGCTACACAGTATTGTGCATCGTGAAGCCACTGCATCTTGCGCTTCACCTTTTGGGTGTATGACGTGGAGGACAACCACTCCTGAAAAGTCATCACCGTGGTTAGGGGGGGAATTCTGTCAATTTCATCCTGACAGTATTTCACAAAGACACCCACCCAAATATCGTCGGTTTTTACCCCACGACAAATCCGATATCGGACGCCATCTCTCTGAGTTGGGGGATGTTGAGTAGCAGGGGCAGGTAATGCTGCGCCAACCACAGGACACCCAAGCTCAAAATACTCTGGACAGCGATCCGGTATAGAGGTATCGTATACAACCATTGAATAAGGTTGAGGATCAGGGTACGGCTCCAGTGCGTGTTCGCCGGATTGATAACCATATTGGACGAACCTTCCTCTCGCACCGCGCCCTCGGGAAAACACTTCGACTCGAGCGACGCGTCAGAGAAAAAGCAGTCCACGGCAAACAGGGCCGACTGCCGAACAACATTTTGAAGACTAACAACCTCCGTGCGTCCCTGCGGGACCTCCATGTCCCCAGGATCAACTTTCCCAGTTGACATCACTTCCTCACCATCTGCATTCACGTACAGGTTAACGAACCCACGATCGACGGTGATTTGACGTCCAAACCGGAAATTTGACACAAGACTCTCCACGGTTGGAGTATCATGGCTTGAGGCAGCGATTGACATCATATTCTGAGTCACAGTCCCGGAAATGTACGTTAGCACCTCTTCCGACTTCGGCTCACCAAATAGACGACAATGAAACTGTGTAGTAGTCACACGAACACGTTTGAGATGTGTGTTCGTGCGTGCTGCGGGCACCGCTTCCTCATGCGCATAACGCTCGTTAGGCGTTTTCTTGATTTCAGCAATGACTTCCGTCGTGCGTTCCCCCAGGGAGAACCACGTACACGGATTGTACCACTTGAACTCGCCGCCCCACCACGTCTCCATATCCAAGAGATGCGCTGGCAGGGCCACGCGAGGTTGGCCACGAACGCCAAGGGAAACTCTAACCGTAGCTCCCACAGGCAAGTCATTGTCAGCCTTCTCATCATCCACGTCTCCATAGCCATCAGATTGCCCGTCCCCACTATCACTGGCAGGACTAGACGCCTCAGAGCTCGTCGAGCTCCATG